ATCAATTTAATTTTAGTAAAAATTTAAAAAAAAAAACTACTCAAGAAAAATATGATGAAATAATGAAAAATAAGAGTATTATTATTTATAAAAATAAAGATATTTATGATATAAAAAATAATCACTATGAAAAATATAAAGAGTTACATACAAAAAAAGTTAGACCAGTTAACTTTAAAAAATCAAACATTATATCATTAAAAAAATCAACTATATCAAAAAAAATAAAAAAATTAAGTAGAAAAAATACAAAAAAGGCAAACCATAAATATATTGATTCTAGAAATAAAGATATTTATATGATTTATAGTGATAAAGGCTATATTATTAATACAAAATATGGAGGTAAGGTCGTCTTTTATAAAAATGAAAATAATGAATATGAATTATATTATGATTTATTAAATCTTGAGAATATAAATCAATTATATGAAAATACAGCAAATGGAACAATAGATGAAACAAAAAATAATGTAGGTTGTACTTTTTGTAGACTTTGTAAGACAAAAACTTGGATTTATGAAGAAAAGAAAAATATAAAAACACATAATTTATCAGAATCTGATAATTTAATGTATTATGATAATTTAGCAGGAAAAGATAAAAATGTAATACCTACCAGTTTTATTTTTGAAAATACTGCAGACACATCACAAAGTATAAGTTTAAAGAGTAATGAATTTTCAAATACAGAAGAAAAAGCATTATCAATACCCTATATACATTTATTAACAAAAGATAAACATCCTAATTGTAAAATAAATAGTAATATATTTAATAGAAGGCTATTTAAAAAATATATCGAGAAAGATAAAGGTTGTGGTGCGTTATTATATGCGGATAGTTTAGAAGATGATGTTATTTATTATTTTTTAAATACATATTTTGCTGCAGTTGTATATGCAGAACAAAAATATGGTAAAGAATTTGAAGTTGCAGATATAGATTATGATACATCAAGTGGTAGATTTTATAAATTTAATGAATCATTGAGTCATGTTCCTAGTCATGATAAAGGAAAATTATATCTAGTTTTTCATTGTTTAAAAAATAGTGTAGAACATATTCATCTACATACGTGGATTGATAGTAAAAATAATAATTTACATGACTTTAGAGAAACAACAAGATTTAAAGATTCTAGAAATAAAACTGGTATATCTGTATTTAGTAATATTTATAATAAAAAAATTGATAAAGATAGTTACTTTCCTCATATACTTGACGAAAATTCACAATTATATAATGGTCTTAGAAAACCATTTAATGAATTAAAACAAAATCAATATGATAAAAAAATAAAAAATCAATATGCTGGGTGTTCTTTTCAATTTTTATTAAAAAGAATTTTAGGTATTCCAGAATATAGAACGTATAACAATAGTAAAAATCAGAAAAGTAAAAATCAGAAAAGTAAAAATGAAAAATATTATATGTTTATGAATGAAATTATGAAGCATAAATGGATTTTACCTAAACCAATAAAAAACTTACAACCTGAAATAGTTAAAAGAACTGGAGAATATTCTAAACAATATTTACAAAAACAAAATGAAATATTAACTACTAGTAATAAAACTTGCGAATTTGGTATTGAAAAAATAATTGATAAAAATTCATTAAATAAAGTAAAACATACACAGCAAAAAGAAGATGAAACAATCACTACTATTTATATGAAATCAGATGATACACTACTAAGAAGTAAAGTTAAAACTATAGAACGCGATAGTGATACAAACGGAGATACTATAATGTTATTATTAATGATTATAGCAACTTTTAAAAATCCTGAAATTGGAGGATATTATGGTTGTTCTTCACCAATTTTAACTGGTAAATTCCAAGATACTATTACACACCCTGAAATATGTTTATATAATTCTATAAATTATAATTTTGAAATTGTTAAAAATGCTCCATATACTACGTGTTGTAATAGTATTGGAGATAATGAATATAAACAACAAATAAAATATATGATATTTACTATTTATATGACTTATAATATTCAATGTCAAACTAATAAAAAATATGAAAAATTTAATATAATTATAAATCATTTAATATCAGATTTTTTTTATAGTGATATAGATGAAAATAGTAAAAAAGGTGTAGAGAATAGTGATAATGGTGGGTATAATGCTAATAATGATAATGGTGGGTATAATGCTAATAATGATAATGATGGATATAATGCTAATAATGATGGATATAATGCTAATAGTGATAATGATGGATATAGTGCTAATAGTGATACTAATAATACTAATACTAATACTAATACTAATACTAATACTAATACTAATACTAATACTAATTTATTACAAGTAGGAGGTTTAATAACACCCAACCTAATAACACCCAAACTAATAACATCCAACCTAAACCTAATAACATCCGGAACAGTATATAATAAAAAAATTATCAATTCCCACCGCACAAAATTACAAAAAAACGAATCTAACACAAAACCTACAATATCAATAGTTCAGAATAATACGGAAGAAATTATGAAGTTATTAAATCAAATTTATGAAAAAACATATTTATTAAAGAAAGATACTAAAATAAATAATAATATAGTTTTTAAAGAAAACCTTATTGGTTATTTACATGAAATATTAAAATTATATAATCAATATATGACAGAAAGTAAATTAGAGAAATATGTTTTAGATAATGTAGATAATACTAATGAACCATTATTAATAAATATTATTTTATCATTTGGTCAATGTAGAATACCAAATCTTAATTTTATTAATATGTAAATATATATATATATATTATTTTTTTAATTTTACACCTTTATACATTTAAAACGCCAATTTTAAACAGCAATTTTAATATTTAAAGTTTGGTTTTGAAACAAGTAAAAACAATTTATAGAACACATAATGCCAATATATTTATGAAAGTAATATTTACTCTTTAAGGATATTATTTATGTAATATTTGTTGATTTACATATTAGTATATTAGTATATTTATAATGATTATAAAATATTGATAAAAAAATTTTATATACATATACATATATTTTTATTTTTTCTATTATTATACTTATTATTCACAATATAATGAATACTCATATTCAGAAGGTGTTATCATATTTCCTTGATTATACATCTTTCTTTCTAATAAAATCCAATTATTATATTCCATTCTCCCTTTTTCGACTAATATATATGACGGTTTATCTTTCTTTACTTGATTACACGCAATACATAATTTTACACAATTTGATAGTGATGATATACGACTACCCAATTCTAAATTATGCTTTGAATATGCTCTCCAATGGTCTAATTCCATTTTATTATATTCCTCTGATATACCACATGCCTCGCAATAAGGAATATTATCCTTTGCACGTTTTACTTGAGAACTAAAGGTCCTTGATACCTTTTCACTACCTAATTTATTAAAGTCTAATTGATAAATTAAATCTCCGGTTTCATCAAACTCTATCACAAATTTTGTTCTATTTGTTTTAATAAAATTTTCTACATACTTCCTTGTATCCGGATATCTGGTTCTACCAATTAATTTTGTTATAAAGAGTTCTTCTATTTGTTCTTCTCTTAAAAACCCAAATCGGTTTTCAACAAAAATACCAGCAATTATAGAATTATAACTATCCTTTTTAAATTGCTTGGTAAATTCTTGATATAATACATAGCACAATTCCATTGTGTTGTTAGAATTTTCAATTATATTGAAAAATTTATAAAATAATAAAACACATTGTAAAAAAAATCAATTTTTAAAAATAATTACAAATACACATTTTTATACCAATAAAATATAAGATTAATACCTAAAAATAATATTTTTATTATCATCTGTTCTGTCAGTAATTTTCAAAGTTGTAATACAATTTTTATCGAATTGTTTAACAACAACACTAATATTTCTTGCTATTTTTTTTAATTTTATTATTTGTTTATCATTTACTGAAACGCACATTTGACCATACAATTCTATGGCAAATTTGTCAACTTTAGAAGCAACACTTATGTTTATACGATATTTATTATTATACTTTGACCAGTTTGAACTGGCACATATATAAAAATCACCTAATTGATCTGCAAATTTTTCACCAAAAGTTTTATCTATATCATCAATCTTAATTTTTTTATCATTATAAATTATAAGTCCTCTCCAAGAATTAGTCGAAAAAGGTCTAACAATATATTTAATATTATATTTATTTAATATAGATTTCTTTATATCTTCTAATTCTTCAGGATTTTTATAATCTGTTTGAAAAATACTACGATAACCTTTTAATAATAAATAATAATTAAAAATAAACACTAATAAATTATTTTTATTATATTTCACATTTTTACTTGAAATAATATCTTTATATATTTGTTTTAATTTAGAAAAAAAATTGGATTTATTATATTTCACATTTTTACTTGAAATAATATCTTTATATATTTGTTTTAATTTAGAAATAGTTAGTTCTGGTTTATTATTAACGATTTTAGTTATTTTACGAGTTTTTTTACTTGACTTTTTATTTAGAATTGTCATTATCTATATAATATTATATATAATATTGTTATTAATATAAATAAATATAAATAAATAAATAAATAAATAAATATAAATATAAATATAAATATAAATAAAATCATCATTAATCATTATTATTTGAACCCACACTATGGATTTCTATTTCACCATTTTTCCCCTTTTTAATATATCTAAAAGGGTCTATTATAATAGAATCACTCGGAAATACATAATCTTGGAAACAGGTATGCTTTGTTGATTTACATATTTGTTGATTTACATATTTGTTGATTTACATATTTGTTGATTTACATAAAAAAAATTGAATTTTTTTTAGTTTATTATTAAATTCTATAAATTTCAAAAGACATTACAATATACTAAAATGGATAATTCAATATATGTTATAGTATATAATATAAATACTAATTATACCTCATTTGAAGATATATATTTTAAATCTTTGGATGAAACAATTAAATATATGACAAAATTATGTGAAACATTTTTTGATAAACTTTATACTAAAAATGTAAAATTCGATGAAAAATCATTAAATGATAAAAATATTGAAAATATAATTGAATTATGGAATAATTATGTAGATAGTTTAATATTTATGGAATATTCCGCAGTTGGTGATATTATTAATTGTAATTGTGAATATGACGATATTTATAAAAAATTTAAAAAGATTACATATAAAAGATTTACATTTCCTACAATTATGTAGGCTGTTTATGAAATGATATTATTGCTTTATCTTCCTTCCTATATTGTAATTCAAAAAGCAATATCATAACTGCAACAATTATATTTATAGATTTGCGTGATTCATATTGAATAAAAGAATGTGATATATTCCTGATTATATTTGGTATTCCTAAATTCTCATAACCAAATATAAATAATTTGCTATCAACATTATTAACTAATGATTCAGTGGCAGGTGGTCCTTGTGATTTTTTTATTTCTTGAGCAAAATTTAATACAGTTGCTTCTGTATCTAAATCTATTGAATAAATCATCTTAAACTTTTCCTCTAGTTCAAGTTTAAGATTTTCCAAAGTAATTAACTCAACGAAAGGTTCAACTGCAGCAGCAGCACCAGAAGCAGCAGCAGCACCAGAAGCAGCAGCAGCACCAGAAGCAGCATCTTTTTTACTACTCCTCTCTTTTATTTCGACAGATGCATTCCGCAACGCATTCTTCATTTCTTCAATATTATGACTATCTTTTATTTTTTGTGTATAACTTTTTAATGTATCCATAAAGGTTTCTTTTGAATTTATAAATAACTGAGTACTTTCAGGATAATCTTTTAATAAATATACTTTTATGTTGTTTTCTTTAACTTTTTTTGATAATATTAGTAATTGTTTTGATAATATCAACCTAACATCGATTGTGGTTCTCTCTAGTTTTAATACCAAAATTAAACTATTCAATTTGATATCGTATTCTTTTAACAAATCTATAAATCTATTAACATTTTCAATTTTATATATAAAAATCAATAAATTTATAGAACTTTTGTGATTTGTACGCACCTGATTATATATTTTATATAAGGAAGGTAAATCCGAATCCATCGCCGCTGGACCAGCAACAGTAGGATCAGGCCGCACATTACCTAACAAGTAATCTGAAGCATAACCTAATAAAGGTATTGTTTTAGTATTTTGAGAAGTCAAATTAATATATATATAATTATTTTTATTATCAAATTTGTTAAATTTGCTTAATATATTCCCACTAACATCCAGATCTTGATTAATTTTCATATCTGAAAAATCCACTCGTTCCCTACCTTTAAGTAACTTGTCGAGCTTAATTTCATTCTCAATCACATTAAATATTAATTTTGTTTTAAATTCTGTTGTTTGTTTATTTCTTAAATATATGTATATATTTGGAATTATAAATGTACCCATACTTGAACTTAACATTTGGTAAAGATAAGTCGAAATATCTGACGATTTTGATTTTCCAACCCCGCATTTTGTTACTTCACAATCTATATCAAATATTAATCTAATATTTATTTCTTTAATATTATTTTGAAATGTCATTAATACTAAAGTTCTTATAAATGTACCAATATTTGGCAATAACCAAGTATTCTGATCTTTTTTAATCTCTATATAAAATATTAATGTTTTTGTGTATTTCTTCTGTTTATAAATTTTTATTGTAGAAGTATTATTTAAGATGTTAAATCTTTTATCATTAAAATCCACAATTTTATATGTTTCATAGTCTTGTCTAATAATTTGTTTTATTGAATCTGATTGATATTTTGATGACTTTTTATCAAGTGGAATAACAAGTTCATTTTTATTATTATTATTATTATTATTATTATTATTATTATTATTATTATTATTATTATTATTATTATTATTATTATTATTATTATTATTATGTTGTTGTTGTTGTTGTTGTTGTTGTTGTTGTTGTTGTAGTATTTTTAAGTTACTTTTACTTTTACCTTTACCTTTACCTTTACTTTTACTTGTTTTTTTTCTTGATGACTTACTTTTATTATTGGGACCAGTTGATTTTTTGAGAGATCTATTACTTTTAATGGCGCCTCGTGATGCTTGTTTCTTGGAATATTTTTTTCGGGATTGTGTCATGTTCTTATATATTAAGCATATATAATATTATAAATAAATTCATCATTAATCATTATTATTTGAACCTACGCTATGGATTTCTATTTCACCATTGTTCCCCTTTTTAATATATCTAAAAGGGTCTATTACAATAGAATCATTCGGAAATACATAATCTTGGAAACAGGTATGCTTTGTTGATAAACAATATATTGCTTTATTTGATAATGGAGGTTGGTTATCATCAACATAAGGATCATAATGAACAAATTTAATACCCTTCTCTTTTAATATATTACCCAGTAATATAGCAGGACTACCAGTAGATATACCAGTATTTGATTTAAATGCTTTACCAAATAAATATATATCATAATCTTTATATTTATATTTATTATGATAATTCACTATTAAATTTGCTAAATACTCTGTTTGTTTTTCTCTACAATTCATAATTGAATCAAAAAAATCATAAGATACATCTAACTTTTTACTTAACCACGATAACGCTATATTATCTCTTGGATGACAACCACCTCCATCGCCCATTCCACCTGTTAAATAATTCTTACTTATTAATCGGTCAGTTGCCATAAATAAACCATTCATAACTTCATCGCAATTCGTATTTGGTAATTTATCACATAATTCCATTATATTATTTGCTAAACAAATTTTAGTTCCAATAAATGTATTATAAGATACCTTTATCATTTCTGCATTTTCTAAAGTTGTTCTATATACAGGAGAATTTGTAATTGTCTTGTAAAAATCAATTAGATGTTCGGTTGCTTCTTCTGAAACACAACCTAACAATATAAATTCTGGATTAAGAAAATCACGAATTACCGTTCCCATAGCAATAAAATAAGGATTATAACAAAAATTAATATATTCTGACATTACTGGAAAAATATAATTTCTAATTGTTGTCGGTAATACTGTTGAAATCACGATTACAGTCTTTTTAACTTTTAATTTATCTAAAATTACTGATATGTTTTTAATACAATCAATCAAATAAGTATAATCAAAATCTACTCTATCTGAAGATAATCTAATTGTTCCTTCATATTTCGGATTATGTGGTGTTTGAACTGCTACAAATATAATATCACTACTACTTATTGCTTTTTCTAAATCATCCGTAAATGTTATATTTTTTTTTGTATCTGAATTATTTTCAAAGAGTTCTTGATAAGATGATTTTATTGGATTACCATCTAAACCAGCTTCTACCGTATCTAATGTTGTTGTAAATCTATTTGGATTAATATCATAACCAATCACTTGATGACCTTTATATGCTATACTTATAGCAACTGGAAGACCCAACTTCCCTAATCCAATAAAACTAACCTTCATCTTTATTATTTTTCTTTATTATTTTTCTTTATTATTTTTCTTTATTGTTTAATATATTAAAAAATAAAAATAAAACACCTTTAAATAATTATTATATTTATGAAAATTTATTTTAACTAATTAAAGTAATTAAAGTAATTAAAGTAAATTAAAGTAAATTTAAGTAATTAAAATATGTTATCCATCAAAGAATATTTATCAAAACCAATTGAACCTGATAATTGGATTACTATTGATGATTTTAATAAATTATTTGAATCTAAAGAAAATGGAACAAATGTCATCTATTTAAGTAAAAAAGCAAGTGAATATTCACAAATATATTATAAATTATGGGATTATATTAATGACTATGATGTTGATAATGTAATCATATTTTCTAATAGTCCAGATTGTGATTTTCCACCGCCAAAAAGAAATATTATACAATACCAAGAAAAACCATATAATGATAACATACAATATTTATTAGATGAAAAAATATACAAAGATAAAGTAGAAACTGAATTGTTGGATACTTTTCCTAATAAAATCAAACATATCTTCTCTCATTCCGTTGGTATTAAAAATGATAAAATTACTATGATACCAATAGGTCATGACCCTAAAGCAATTCCATATCATAATTATATATTAAAATTACAAAATGAATTTATTAATGATAAAATAAATAGGAATATACTATGCTATTATAATTGCACATTACCCCCAGATGTTATTCATTGGTATGGTATGATTAGAAGAAATATTTATCAATGGGCGATTAATACTGATTTTATTACTGTTGAATATTGTAAAGTAAATCCAAGACCTCTTAATGATGAACTGTTTTATAATTATTATAATAAACTGGTCTCAAGTAAATTTATAATATGTCCAAGAGGATGTGGAATTGATACTTATAGAATGTGGGATGCTATTTATATGGGTTGTATTCCTATTGTTGAAAAATATGAAGGATATAATGATATGACGGATTTACCTATTTTATTTGTTAATGGACCATCCGATTATTTAAAATTAACTAAAGAATATTTAGAAACCGAATATGATAAAATAATTAATAATAAATATAATTATAATAAATTACATTTTAAATATTGGGAAAATAAAATCTATAATTTTGTTGATGATGAATCAAAGTGTAGTTCATAATAATCTAAAGCATTCCTTATCGCCTGGTCCATATTAAAATATTTATAATTTGCTAATCTACCTAAAAAATGCACATCATATTTTTCTTCTTCTTCATCTGCTAATAATTTATATTTATCATATAAATCTCTATTCCTTTTTGTTGGAACTGGATAATACGGTTCTCCCGTATCAGACGAATATTCTTTGAATATTATTGTATGAGGTGATTTTTGATTTAATATATGTTTATATTCAGTTATCCTTGTGTATGGAGTTTCTATATCTGGGTGATTTACTACTGAATTTGTTTGGTAATAATTTTTATAATAATATATTTCTTTTTTAAACTCTAATGACCTATATTCTAATTTAGGTAAATTCGGGAAATAACTATCAATTGGACCAGTATAAATTATAGTTGGCATTTCTGAACTGCTTACTTTATTTTTATAATAATCTCTCAATTTAAAAAAATCTGTATTTAATGAAACTGTTATATTCGGATTATCTAACATATTTTCAACTAATTTACTATATCCATCTTCCGGCAATGCTTGATATTTATCTGAAAAATATCTACTATCAAAATTATCACGGATTGGAATTCTTGCTAATACCGACGCATCTAATTCTTCTGGCATCTTATTCCATTGTTTATATGTATAAGGTTCTATTAATAATTTATATAACTTTTCTCCAACCCTTG